ATGCAGCATTATTGCATACATGTCTCGTATTCCAAACAACGGATTTTAATTTAAATATATATATAGCTAGTGCTCTCTTTCTTACACTTAAAACTGTACTTAATGAATCACTCTATATCTTAGGTTAACTTTTCGTTTATGGATTATTTAAAATTTTATTTTATTTTATTTTATTTATTTATTTATTTATTTATGTTAAAACCTTCATTTTGTTCTTGAAGATTTTATTAATCGAAATTATTTACTTTCTTTACTACCCGTATTTAATAGGCTCTAAACAAAGTAATATATCTAGATTAATTTTGGTTTAACCACCACCATTTAAAGGTAGGAGCAAATGGAATCCCCTTTACTTGTGAACACGCATTCCTATTTAGGATACGGTTGGCGTATTACTAATCCCATTTCCAGTCTATAGCCTATAATAATAACTCTATAGATTGTGTAAATTACTTTTATTGCATCACAACAATCAAATACACAAAATAATAAAAACACAGCTCATGAAACAACTTATGATGATCCAAATAAATTAATTGATAATTTGTCACCTGATTTATCAACACAGATTAATACTAATTTTATGGAAGAACGAGTTTTAGAACATCAAACAGCATATCCATCCACACATATGCAGTTATCTAAAGCTATCGAAGCAGAAATGTCAGATGGCGAATGGATGGCAAAAGAACAGCTTATGAAACCCGTTCAATTATCTCAAGTTATTTGGTCAACAACACAAGCAAGAGACACAAGTATTTACAATGTTAATTTTCCAGGAGTTCTTCAAACCATCGAATCTCTTGTTATTAGAACACTTCATATGTATTCATTTTATAAATTGTCTCCTTGTTTTAGAGTTCAAGTTAATTCAACCCAATTCCATCAAGGTCAATTAATTTGTTCTTTTGATCCTTTCTCTTTCTCTAAATTACCAAATACTGATCATCCTTTAAACTATTATTCCGCAACTGGTTTACCAAATGTTAAAATAATGGCCTCTGAGTCTGATCCAGTAGAATTGTGTGTTCCTTTTATACATCCACGTTCTTTCTTAACAACTAATTATAATCCAATTTATAATAATATGGGCACTTTTGACATCCGTGTCTTAAATCCTTTATTGGTAGCTGAAGGTTCAACACCACAACTAACAGTTACTATTTGGTTATATGCAGTTGAAGCTCAAGTACATGTACCTATTAATGAACATCCACCTATTTTAGAAGCAACTTCTCTTAGACCTAGTAAAATTCCAAAGCTTAAAGGCTCAACCTTACCATCTCAAAAACAAAATCAAAATTCTAATCGTCAAGCTAAACCACCTGAACCATTAACAGAAACAACACCCTCATTTATGGATAACCTTAAAACTGGTTTTGGTCAAGTTACAGATATTATCGGTAACGTAGCCACAGGAAATTTTGGTCAAGCTTTACGAAAAGGCCAAGGTTTAATTGATACTTTAGGAAATATACTTGGTTTTGATTATCCAGCTAGAACATTACAACCTGATAAAACTATTTCACCAATTGAAAATTTATCTGTCGCAATTGGCAAATCTCAATCTCAACGTATGGCTATTGATCCTTTTTCTATGCATATTCTTAAAGATGATGTTGCTTCTGAATCTCTTTTAGCAATGGATTTATTAAGAATTTCACAAACACCTATGTTATTAAATCAATTTCAATTTACTTCAACAAGTCCTATTGACACTTTATTATGGAGTGTTCCAGTTAGTCCAGCAGTATGTACACGATATCAATCTAATTTACAACGAACTTATCTATTTTTTGTAGATAATGCTTTTAATTATTGGAGTGGTGGTATTATATATGATATTGAAATAATAGCTACTAGATTTCATTCTGGAAAGTTGCTTTTTGCATATGTTCCAAATGATACTGAAATACCATCTTATGTATCAGCTGCCACTTCTTTACCTAATGTAATAATAGACATTCAACAAACATCTACATTTTCTTTTAAAATACCTTTTACATCATCAACTGCTATGAAAAATACTGAACTATTTCCATCAACAGCTCTCGGTTATGAAATTTTGTTTCCAGATTCAGCCATTGGTACACTAGTTTGTTATGTGCAAAATGCACTGGCAAGCGCTTCTAATGTTGCTCCAATGGTTGAAGTTAATGTTTATGTTAAAGCAGACACAGATTATTCACTTTATGTTCCAAAACATCCTAGATCTTTACCAACTGTTCAACCAACTTTTGAAGCTACTTCAGGTATTGGCATTCTCGAACAAAGAAATGCACCTCCTAACACAACTGTCGTACTTTCAAAAGATCAATCAAATTCTATTTCTAGACCTCATTTTGGTGAAGATTATTCCTTAGTAGATATAATTCGTAGATTTTCTTACTTAGACACACACACTTTTACTTTACAACAATCAGAAGCTACTGACCTTCTTGCAGTTAATCCAAATTTACGCAGTCAAGTAGAACCAACTTATTTATCTTACTTTACTGGTATTTATTCAGCATGGTCAGGAAGTCTTCGTTTAAAATTAGTTTCCGCAGAATCACGTACATCAAACACATTTTTAACAGCTACACATGTTCCAAATATTTATTACTTTAACGGAACAACAGATTTTCCATTGCCAGAAACTTCAGGTTTTGGTACATTACGAACCAATTTATCTCAAGATAACGCAATGGAATTAGAAATACCTTTTTATTCTAAATTTAACATGTTATTAACTCGATCAGCTGAAGCTACCGATGTCATTTTACCAAGTTTATATTATACAAATGGCTATTTAGAAGTTCGTGTTAATAATAGACAACAACCAAATGATATTATTTTAGATTATTATATAGCAGTAGGCGAAGATTTTAGATTTTTGTATTTAAGGTCTCCACCAGCCGATGGCTATAATCAAACTTTTTATTTATCTCCTTTAGCTTAGTTATTTTCATTTACCATTTTCATTAGGTTTGTATTAATATACCTGTCTGGAAATCAACTATATTTAATGGAAGTAAGGCACCAACTTATAGTTCGTTTTCTTTGGCTTGAAAGTATATTGATAATTTATACCTGCATAGCAAATTCAAATTTTTACAATTTAGAAATACTGATACATCATTTTTAGTTTTAGACATAATGTCATATTTTGGCGTCGATTTAACTTAGTAAAACCCTAAAGGTTTTATGATGATATCAACATGAAAATGTTTTCTATTTTGGAGAATCTCAGAATTTGTGCTAAAATTTTGTAAATTTATTTAATTTTTGTATATTATTTTAAGTGATCGGTTAAACTTCACATAAGTTTCCTCCTTTATCATTGGGAAAATGATTAAAAATACTGGTACTCATAATCTTGCCTTTAAAAGACTATGGCTGTTAATAACAGTATAAAATTATTAAAACTAATTATGAAAATGTCAAATTACAATAATTCTCGTTTTAGCCCTTCAATCATTTCGCATTTTAAACCACAATCTGTATCACCAAATGATGAAATTGTTTTACAATCTCATTATGTTTTAAGTAATCCAGCAAAATTTTCCAAGATTGAATATTTAGATGCTTGGCCAGATAATCTTAATTATCCTATTTGGTCGAATGCACGCCCAGTCGAAGAAAATTTGTGTTGTGATTATAAAGTTATTGATTTACCTTCTATTTCTCAAGTTTTTAAACCACTTAAAATTAAATTTATGCTAAACAATTGTGCCGCTTATGAAGATTACGCTATTCATTTAGAAGATTTCTTATTAAGCGAATCAATTGATGATTTTAATCATAGAACTTATTTTGTTTATTTACAGGAATTTATTAGAAAATTAGAAACAAGAGCTTTTATTAATGGATTAAATTTAGAAGTGGATGTAGATGACGATTTATTCGACTTGTATCGTTCTATTTATACAAGTAAAGAAGTAATTCAAGTCTACAATGAATCTACTAATTATGCAACCTCTTTTCAATGCTTTTGTTTCGAACCAACTTCTAATTTTGGTGCAGCATGTCATGCTTATAAATGTGTAATGCATTTATTAGGCATTGATGTTGACCAAACTGACGCAAATGCGCAAGCTGAGCGTTGGTTATTAGAATTTGGTGATTTAATTTTAAATTTTTCAATTTTTAAATTATTAATGACTTTTATTAAAATTTTACGTGAATTTATTCCTTTAGAAACTTTGATTAATCAAATTATTAAACTAATCAAGTATTGTATCAATTATACTACTAATAGTGCTTCGTCATTTTATGAAAAAGTGTTAAACTTTTCGCAGCAACCTACAATAGAAAATGAAGATTCATCATTTGAGAAAACATCTAATGTTTTCGAAAATCTTAATCTCATTGATTTAACACAATTTCCAATTGACAATCAACACATATCAGCTAGTTTATCAGCTGTTGTAGTTTTAATATCTAGTGTAGTTATTGGATATGATACTTGTAAAAATTCAACACAACAAAGTACAGCTTTAAAAGTTAGTTCTTCTATGCAAGCTATAGCTAAAACTAAATCAGGAATTTCGGCAATGGTTAGTATGTTTCAAGATTTATCAAAATGGATTCAAATGAGCATGATTTCAATTATGGCAGGTTCAGTTGATGATCAGGTTTCTAAGTTAATTCTTAGAACTTCTGTTATCGAGACTGATGATTGTCAGAAATCAAAATTTTTTGAATATTTAAAATTTATTAAAGATCCTAGAAATTTATTTTCTTTTCAAAGAAATGACATTTATTTACAACAACTTGAGTTTGTTTATAAGAACTTAGATGAGATATTGTATACTTTGGCTCAAACGGATTCTAAAGATGTAGGTATGAGCTTACGTAGTTATTTACAAACAACTTATAACGAAGTAAAAGCAGTACGAACATTAGCACTTAAAAGACCAGTTTTAACTAGTTGGCGTTTTAAACCCTTCTGGATTAATATTATTGGTAAGTCTATGACAGGAAAATCTGTAGCACAAAGTTATATCGCAAATGCATTGTATGAAATTCTTAAAGAATGTCCAAATTATAATGTTCCGAGTAAAGATCGTTGGCTATATTCCATCAATTTCTCAGATCAATTTATGACGGATTATTGTCAAGAATATTGTGTATTGATAGATGATTTTCTACAGGACGCAGCTCCGGTAGGCAACAGATCATCTTGTTTAGATATGATTAACTTTGTTTCAGCAATTCCCTATAAGACAAACCAAGCTGGTATAGCAGAGAAAGGTATTCCGTTTGATTCAAAAATTATAATATCCTCATCAAATGATGCTAATATGTCTAGAAAAGAGATTATTGACACAGAAGCGTTGAAAAATCGTCAAGGTATGTGCGTTTGTTTCGAAACGTTAGAAACTTCCCAACCTGACCCATTGTTAGGTGGAAAGAGAGTTACTATCTCATTAAGAAACAGCAAACATTTCAACACAGTTGTTAAAGTATACAAAAATCTAGAAGAATTTTTAGCAGACATTGTAGTTGAATTTCAAAAACACTGGGATTTACAACAACAAATTAAAATATCGCGTGAATTAACTAAGGAAGTAAAAGATCGTGTTATGACTAATATTATCAAAAAACAAAGAAGTCAAAATTTATCAGTAGATATTTTTAATGAAAGATTAGAAGATCCAATCGAAGTTGAGCAAAGTAGCTACATTCCGAGCTGGTGTACATTTCGAACACCTGAATTGATACTAGAAAAATATCCAGTCCAGAATGATTTTCCAATTGAAGTACCTATTAAAGTTTACAATTGCAAATGTGAAAAGCATTCTTTATTGAATGAAGAATATAGACAGTATGTTTCAGTAGCATGGAGAGGAGAAAGTTTCTTAGGTATTAAGGAATTGAATTCAATCAAGCTAGATAAAGAAGATAAATTTGAAAATAAGTTTTTATCAACTTATAATAAAATTATTGAAAATATCAAGAAATATTGGTCTAATAATAAATTCAAAGTATTGTGTAGTTTTGTAGGAGCAGTTGCAATGTATTTAGGTACAAGCAAACTTTTGTTTAAGCAAGATAAAGAACCCTTAGTTAGTACTGCAGCTCAATATTCATTGAAACCAAAGCGCCTTAAGACCCAACATGCATTTATTAAAACTAGTGACGACATGTATTCCCTCTCAGACGGAAAACAAGCTCGTGATCTAGTTAATAATGTTTTGTTGCGGCGAGGTCTTGTGTGTAAAGTTCAAAATACACAAACCTTAGAGGAAGCTACGGCTTTACGAATTAAGAATCGCTGTATATTAGCAAATCATCATTTTTTCAATGCTTTGAGAAATGGTGATAAATTTGTTGTTAGAATTCTCAGTGCAAATGGAGTTCAACAAGCAACACAGGTATTCTCTTCACAACATCTAAGAAGAGTTGGCTCAAAAGACCTGGCAGTTTATAACTGTGATAAATCTTTAGAACAATCAAAAGATATTTTGAGTCATTTTCCAGATAGCCATGTTAAAATTGAAAATCACAATTGTATAGTCGCTACCGCATATCCAAATTTACAAGTGTATAACAACGTTTACGCCACACCTACAGTACATACAACATCAACGTACGAAGGTGATAAATTTACAACATATTCATTGTTGGATTGTTTCAAGACAACATGTCCGGTCGATAAAGGTATGTCAGGTTCTATAATGGTTAGTAGTGAAAATAAAATGAAAAATAAAATACTTGGTATCCAAGTTTGTAGAAATAAAGCTACAATGTGTGGATATTTTGTCGCTATTTCTAGAGAAGAATTAGAAAAAGCTATTGATTCAATTGATAGTGTTGATTACGATTTAGAAAAATCCTCACTTATACCAGAGGAAGCCGACAGTAATTGTCCACCAAATTTAGGTAATAATTTACAATATCTTGGTACCTTGCCAAAAAATAAAATTTTAAAACAACAAACTAAAACAAAAATTATTCCATCTTTAATTCAAGAACCCCCTCTAACGCAGTTACCATCAGTGTTAGAAGATTCTGACATCAGAATGAATGATGAAATAATAAATTCAAGCGTAATCTTCCGTGCAGTTGAAGGATTTTCCCAACCTATTGGAGCAGTAGATAGAGACATTTTACAACAGTCTTTAGATGATATGAAAGTTGAATATGATGTAGTCTTAGACGACAGAAATATTCCTCGTAGATTATTAGATGATAATGAAATGATTAATGGAGTCCCTGGACTTATTAATAGAGTTGAAATGAAAACATCTCCTGGTTATCCATTTGTTCTTGAAAGAACTAGAACAGATATGGGTGGAAAATTTGAATGGTTCACGGAATTAGATACTCCTTACGAAGGATATGGCAAAACATATGTCATGAAAGATTCTTTAAAGAGTGGGTTGGAACAACGAGAAAAGAGTATGTTAGCAGGCATAAAACCGCCTACAATTGCATATACTTGTCTGAAAGATGAAACAAGACCTTTAGAGAAGATTAGATCCGGTAGTACTAGAGCATTTATTTGTTTACCACTTGATTATAATTTGTTAATTAGAAAATACTTTGGTGCGTTTATTGCTTCTATGCATTTACACGCTGTAGGAATAGCTTCTTGCGTTGGCATCGATCCGTCAACACAATGGAAAGATCTTTATGATAGATTGGCCAATAAAAACATGAAATGGGAAGACTTTGATTACAAGAATTGGGATCAACATTTACACCCAGAATTTGTTTTCGCAGTTGCCTCATTAGTTAATTATTGGTATGGAGACACTGACAACAGTCCAAATGGTCGGGTTAGACTCATGTTGATACATGATTTAGTGTATACAACTATAATTGTAAAGAATAGACTTATGAAGAAGCAATCAGGACAGTGTAGTGGTTGTGCAATTACAGCTGAACTTAATAGTTTAGTGCATGATTTATTAATGTATTACGTATGGAACGTTTTAAACACCAAATCACATCGAAGAACTGATTTACATGAATTTAGACATTATGTAGCTTATGCTATATATGGAGATGACATAATAAAAGCAGTTAGACCAGATTGCCCAATTGAATTTTCAGGTAATACCATTAAACCTATAATGGAGGAACTTGGAATGAAAATAACACCGGGTGACAAAAAGTCTACAGAGTTTATAGTAAAAGATCCGGAAAACGTTTTATTTTTAAAAAGATCTTTTCGTGTAGATGGACATTTGGTAAAAGCACCACTTAGATCAGACATTGTGGAGAACATCACACAATGGATACATAAAAGCGATAGTCTTAACGCAGAAGAAGCAACTTTCATCAATGCTGAAACTGCTGTTAGAGAAGGCTATATGCATGGAGGTAACTATTTCCATAAATTGTTATCTTCGGTAAACGAACGTATCAAGAAGTATAATCTTGAATCACATAGTTCTAAATTAGAACCCGTTATTCTTAATTATCGCATGCTTGATGCTATGTACATGGATAATGAATTCACATGTGTCGGTCTAGGGTCACAGCCCGAAGCTGATCTGTGAAGCACATAATTCATGTGTTTACTTGAGATAATCTCATTAAATTTTAGGTTTCAGGTTTTGACATCTAGGGCGTCTCCTTAGTTATATAAGAGATAGTGCTAGAACCATCAGTTTTTCCTGATGAGTTTTCCTAATTGCCATTTTATGGTTGAGTGACTCAAATTTATGTTATAGTTATCTTCTGG